AAGGATTAGAACCGATTGATGTACCACTTATTTTAAGTGATGTTCAATCAGAGGACATTTACGAAGAAGCCTTTACACAAAGACGTAGTATTTTATATACACTAAACTTTACAATGAAAGGCTGGTTCTTCGGTCCTGAAAGAGATAAGGAAGTCATACGGTTTATTGATACAAGGTATGCAATGGATACTGCTGCGAATACTGAGTTTGAGGAGTTCCAAACAATTCAGCCAGGTATGACAGCAAACAACGAACCGACGACTGATATAACACAAACTATTGATTATAGCTTGATTGAATTTGATGACGACTGGGATTATATCGAACAAAGATTAGATACTGAACCCAGCTAATTTTAGGAATACAATATTATGAAAATTGGATTTACTTGTAGTAGCTTTGACCTACTTCATTCTGGACATGTTCAAATGCTAAGAGATGCAAAAGAACAATGTGATTATTTAATGGTAGGTCTACAAATGGATCCTTCTATTGACCGTCCGAAAGAAAAGAACCCTCCTATTCAAACTATCGTTGAAAGATATACGCAACTTAAAGCTGTAAGCTATATTGATGAAATCATTCCTTATAGAACAGAACAAGACTTAATTGATATATTAGAATTATATACAATTCATGTTCGTATCTTAGGTGAAGAATATCGTAATAAAGAATTTACAGGAAAAGATGTTTGTCAAAGAAAAGGTATTGAATTATTTTTCAATCAAAGAGATCATCGTTTTAGTACATCAGCTTTAAGAAAATCTTGTGCATGGGTTAATCGTGACGGAGATTGGAAGATGACCGCAGAAGGATAAATAATATTATGACTGATGATAAAATAGCACAAGCACTAAATATGAGACCTTTGGAAGAAGCGGACGAAGAAAGACAAGAGGCTTTGGATAGATTAAATCCAGAGAAACTTCCTGACCTTCCAATAAATTCTTTTTCAACTAACGAAGATGCTGAACTTGCAGAAAGTGTAGATAACGTAAAGAATCTACCGCAAGAAAGTGTAGCTCAAGTTCCTGCTGTTGTAAGTAAAGAAGCAGAAGAAAATTTAAAAGATATTGAATTAGCAAAACAAAACATTGAGAATATTATTAATCTCGGTGATGATGCAGTTAAAGAGATGACATCAATTGCGAAACAATCTGAATCTCCTCGAGCATTTGAGGTTGTATCTACATTAATGAAAACATTACTTGATGCAAACAAAGATTATGTTGAAATGTCAACAAAGAAAAGATATGCTAAAGAGGAAGAGACAGGTCCTTCTACACAAGTTACAAATAACAACTTAATAGTTTCAACTGCTGATTTGTTAAAGATGATTAAAGGCGATGAGCAGCAATGATAGACCGTGGGTACTTAGGTAATTCACACCTTAAGAAAATTGGAGAACAGATTGAGTTTACTCCAGAAATGCTTAAGGAGTATATGAAATGCGCTGAGGATCCAGTATACTTTGCTGAGAATTATATTAAGATTGTTCATGTTGATAAAGGTTTAGTCAATTTGGACATGTATGATTATCAAAAAGAAATCACAGAAAAGATTACAAAACATAGAAGAGTTGCTGTATTGACGGCAAGACAGAGTGGAAAGACCACAACAGCAACTGCCGTTATATTACACTACATCTTATTTAATGAATTTAAAACTGTTGCCATATTGGCAAACAAAGGTGATGCTGCTCGAGAGGTTTTAGGTCGTATTCAATTGGCTTACGAAGCTTTACCTAAATGGATGCAGCAAGGTATTGAGGAATGGAACAAGGGTAACATAACTCTTGAAAATGGTTGTAAGATTTATGCAGGTACTACAACATCAAGCGCCATTCGTGGTAAATCTATTTCGTTCCTATACCTCGATGAGGTTGCGTTTATTGAAGGATTTGATGATTTCTTTGCTTCAGTATATCCAACAATTTCATCAGGCCAAAGTACAAAATTATTAATGACTTCAACACCAAACGGTTTGAACCATTTTTGGAAAACTTGTAAAGGTGCTAAAGAAGGAACAAACGGATATGAATTTGTTGAAGTTATGTGGTATGACGTTCCTGGGAGAGATGAAAATTGGAAAGATGAAACATTAGAAGCGTTAGATTTTGACCAAGAAAAGTTTGAGCAGGAATATTGTTGTCAGTTCTTAGGTAGTTCAGGTACACTTATTAGTGGTGCCAAACTCAAAGAACTTGCACCATTCAAGCCAATTACTGAAAGTGAAGGTATTACTCAATACGAGAAAGCAATATCAGGTCACTCATATGTTATGACAGTTGATGTATCGAGAGGTAAAGGTCTCGACTATTCAACATTTACTATATTGGATGTAACAGAAATGCCTTATAAGCAGGTTTGTTGTTTCCAAGATAATACCATAAGTCCAGTAGACTTTGCTTCAGTTATATATAGAATAGGGCTGATGTATAATGAGAGTGCAATCTTAGTAGAAATCAATGACATCGGTGAGCAGGTTTCTGATGTACTCTTAATGGACTACGGCTATGAGAATCTTCTCTTCACTGAAAACGCCGGCCGAGCTGGTAAACAAGTTTCAAGTGGTTTTGGAGGGAAGCGCGCAGATCATGGAATAAGAACAACAAGAAGTGTAAAATCAAAAGGTTGTTCTATATTGAAGCTATTAATTGAACAAAATCAGTTAATAGTAAAAGATTATAATACAATACAGGAGTTATCACGATTTAGTAAAAGAGGTAATTCTTACGAGGCAGAATCCGGATGGAACGACGATCTCGTAATGAATTTAGTTTTATTTGCTTGGTTGTCTGACCAGAGATTCTTTAGAGAATTAACGGATATTAATACTTTAGCGGCATTAAAAGAAAAAACAGAACAACAGCTTGATGAAGAATTACTACCTTTTGGATTTATTGATACTGGAGATCCACAACCTGATGAACATGGATGGATTGAATACAGACCAGAAAGAAGTTTTGAGATATAAATTTCATTTATTATAAATAAAACTGTGATAACTATAAATTAGTAAATAGGTTTAAATAGATAATATTAAAGGAGAATAATATGGCTTTTTCCGTAAGTCCTTCCGTAATTGTTCGAGAGGTGGACGCATCAGCATCGGTTCCTGCCATCGCAACACCGCCCGCAGCTATGGCTGGTGTGTTTAGATGGGGTCCTGTAGGCGAAGCAGTTCTGATTTCTTCGGAGAATGAATTAGTAAATCGCTTTGGAGCTCCGAACGATGATAACTATGAAACATTCTTTGTAGGTGCAGATTATCTTTCATATGCAAATGCTTTATATGTAGCAAGGGTTGACAATGGAGCAGTTACTGCTACATCTCGTTCAACATCTTACAATGCAAATGGTGATGTTGTGACAGTCACAACAGGTGCATTTGATGCATTATATCCAGGTGCCCTTGGTAACTCATTAGAAGTTGCATATGTTAGAGGCGATAAGTTTGAATTAGAACTTTTTGCCGACAGTGTAATCGCAGCAACAAGAATCACAGGTAATACAGCTCAACAAGCAACCGCCCAAACAATTGATTTTAACTCAACATCCTTCGACTTTGAAGTTGCCGGTCAATCTGATAGTTTATCAGGTGACAGAGAAATTTCAGTTGGAGATGTTTTAGAAATTGGTAACGACTCTGTTGGTTATCAAGATGTTACTGTTGCTTCAGTTACAAAAGAGCAACGAGATACAAATGGAGATGTTACAGCAAACACTGCATTAACAACTGCTTTCAATTACGACATTGGAATCAGTAACAAATGGCTATTAGCTGAAACAAGTCTTAATAAATTAAGCATTACCAGAAAATGGGCATATGCAAATAGCTTCGTAAGAAAGCCTGCAGATGCAAACTATCATATTGCCGTTATTGATGCAGACGGTGGAATCTCAGGCGAAGAAGGAACAATCTTAGAATTGTATTCTGATGTTTCAACTTCTTCAACAGCAAAACTTCCAAGCGGTAAAACAAATTACTATAAAGAAGTAATTGAACAAGAATCTTCTTGGGTTAAAGTAGGCCATGCGAATACATTTGTATCAAATACATCTGAATACGAAAGATTGGGCGTTAACGTAGGTGATAACACAGGTAATACATCAATCAATAGTGATAACGTTGGAACAGACGGCAGATCTGAATCTGCAGCAACACTTGCTGACCTAGCAGGTGGTTTTGATTTATTCAAGAATGCAAATGAAATTGATGTTTCATTCGTATTGGGTGGTAAATCAGACGATGCTGGTAACGTTGGAACATATCTTGTTTCAAATGTTGCTGATTACAGAAAAGATTGTGTTGCGTTTATTTCGCCTGCTAAGTCAGACGTTGTTGATGAAAGCAAATCTGAAGCTAAATTAGCAAACATTATTGCATTCAAGAATTCTATTCCGAATTCATCTTATGCAGTATTTGACTCAGGATACAAATATAGATACGACAGATACAACGATGTATATAGATATACTCCACTTAACGGTGACATCGCAGGTCTTGCTTCAAGAGTTGAACCTTTTGAATCGCCAGCAGGTTTCCGTAAGGGTGTAATTAAGAATGTTGTAAAACTTGCATTTAATCCTAACAAGTCTCAAAGAGACCAACTATACAGTGCAGATGTTAACCCAGTCATGGCTCAATCAGGTAGAGGAATTGTTCTATTTGGTGATAAGACAGGATTAGGTGCTAACAGTGCATTTGATAGTATTAATGTTAGAAGATTGTTTATCGCAGTAGAAAAGGCAATTGCTAACGCTGCTGAATCATTCCTCTTCGAATTGAACGACGAATTTACTCAAGCTCAATTCAAAGGAATCGTTGAACCATTCTTAAGAGACATTCAGGGTAAAAGAGGTATTGTTGACTTCAGAGTAATTTCTGATGAAACAGTAAATACACCTGCTGTTATCGACCAAGGTAAGTTCAGAGCTAATATCTTTATTAAGCCTGCACGTTCAATCAATGTGATTGAGTTAACCTTCGTTGCTACAAGAAGCGGTGTAGAATTTGAAGAAATTGTTGGGTCACTAACATAATAAATAATTTTTAAATAAAGGAGAATAAGAATGGCGTTTAATATAAATGAGTTCAAATCCCAGTTAACTGGCGGTGGCGCTCGTTCCAATCTTTTCCAAGTGCAAATCTTAAACCCTGTTGACCCATCGGCCGATTTTAAAGCACCGTTCATGATTAAGACTGCAGGATTACCTGCATCATCAGTCGGATCGTTTACAGTGCCATACTTCGGGCGTCAAATCAAATATGCAGGCGATAGAACATTTGCGGAGTGGTCAGTTACTATTATTAACGATGAAGATTTCTTAGTACGTAATTCATTAGAGGCATGGCTCAACGCTATCAATTCACATGATAGCAATGTTAAGTCTTTACCTCAGGATTACAAATCTAATGCGTTAATTACTCAATATAGTAAGAATGGTGATCCATTACGTACTTATGTTTTTGAAGGTTTATTCCCAACAGGAGTTGACCAGATTGCTATGGATTGGAGCACAAACGACGCAATCCAGGAATTCGGAGCTACCTTCCAATATGATATGTGGAGAGTTGAAGGTAATACCGGTATTCCGACTACATAATTAAATAGGTGATATTTTGAAAATTTTTGGCTTTGATATAAAGAGGGCTGAGGAGGAGACAACTTTACCAGTCTCATTTGCCGAACCCTCTAATGATGATGGAGCGATTACGGTTGGTAATGCGCTCGGTGGTTTTTATAATACGATATTGGATATGGAAGGTTCCGCTAAAACGGAATCGGAATTAATTACAAGATAT